AGTTGTCCGACTACAGTCTCAGGACCCATATTCACTGTATCCGTCTGTTATTAGAGCATTGAATATGGGTCCTGAGACTGTAGTCGGACAACTACGTCAAGAAGGAACAAAAGCACATATCGATGGACAGATGGCAAAGGGCAAATCATTTGCAAGTGCATGGGAAGGTATGTTTGGTAGTGTTGAATATAGTTCTGTAATGGACAAAGAGATTAGCAGAGAGATTACTGTCGACTGGGAAAATGGCGACAATGACAAACTTAGTGCCGCACAGATATATGATTTAATCTACGAAAGCAATCAACCTTGGATGCTAAGTGCTAATGGTACAATCTTTACATACGAAAAAGAAGGTATTATTCCTGGACTACTTGCACGTTGGTACAAAGAACGTAAAGAAATGCAGGCTAAACAGAAAGAAAGTCAAAATGCAGGAAACAAAATTGAAGAAGAATACTGGGCAAAGCGACAGTTGGTTAAGAAAATTCTACTTAACAGTTTGTATGGCGCTATTCTTAATCCTGGTTGTAGGTTTTTCGATAATAGGATCGGTCAAAGTGTTACACTTACAGGAAGAAGTATCACAAAACATATGGCTGCTAAGATCAATGAGATAGTAACAGGCGAATATGATCATACAGGCAAAGCAATTGTTTATGGTGACACTGACTCTACATACTTCAGTGCGTATAGCACACTGAAAAAAGATATTGAAGCAGGTAGTATTCCGTGGACAAAAGACAGCGTTATAGAACTATATGATACAATCGGCGAAAATGCTAATGCAACATTTCCTAAGTTTATGAGCCAAGCATTTCATTGTCCTAAAAAACGTTCCGAAGTTATTGCGGCTGCTAGAGAGATTGTTGCAAGTAAAGGTCTGTTTATTACAAAGAAACGTTATGCAGTGTTATACTATGACATTGAAGGATTTAGAACAGATACAGAAGGCAAGGCAGGCAAGATTAAAGCAATGGGCTTAGACTTGAAACGTTCTGATACTCCTGTTGTTATTCAAGACTTTTTGAGTAATGTATTAGAAATGGTACTAGCAGGTAAAGACAAAGAAGATGTACTAGACTACATTACTGAATTTAGAACAGAGTTTAAGTCACGTCCAGGTTGGGAGAAAGGTTCTCCTAAGCGTGCAAATAAGATTACAGAGTATGGAGCAAAGGAAAAGAAAGCAGGTAAGGTGAATATGCCTGGACACGTAAGAGCAAGTATCAATTGGAATACACTTAAACGTATGAACGGCGACAAGTACTCAGTAAACATAACAGATGGTGCAAAAGTTATTGTATGTAAGGTTAAAGATAATCCAATGGCTTACACCAGTGTAGCATATCCGGTTGACGAACTAAGACTTCCGGATTGGTTCAAAGAGTTACCATTCGATGATGCTACTATGGAAAACACAGTTATCGATGAAAAACTTAAAAACTTAATTGGCGTTTTGGAATGGGACATAAGTCAAACACGTAATGATAATAACTTTAACAGTTTATTTGATTTTGAGTAAAAAAGCACTTGCGTTTTATACAAAACTTAATTATAATGTAAATGTATAGGAGAATTCAATGAAAGACATTTTACAAGATATCGTCAGCCACACACAGAACTTAGGTTTCCTAACAACTGTTAAGGTATCTGGCGAAGAAGATAAGACAGGAATGTTTTCAATGGCTGATGACAGATCAGTTATTATGGAAGCAGACACACATAACCCGTATCCAGATATGATTGGTACATTTGGTATGCCTCAACTTAATAAGTTGAAATACTTAATTGATGGTACTGAATATCAAAAGGATGCAAAAATTACTATTACAAATGCTGAAAGAAATGGTGCTACTATTCCAGTAGGTATTCATTTTGAAAATGCTGATGGTGATTTTAAAAACGACTATCGTTTTATGAATCAAGAAATTATTAACGAAAAAATGAAAACTGTTAAGTTTCGTGGTGTTAACTGGAATGTTGAGGTAACTCCAACTTTGCCAGCAGTACAAAGGTTTAGTTTCCAAGCAGGCGCTAATCCTGAACATCCAACGTTCTTAGCAAAAACTGAAGATAATAACTTGAAGTTTATCTTTGGTGATGCAAGTACACATGGTGGTGAATTTGTATTCGCACAAAATGTTGAAGGTACATTAGATAAAGGTTGGACTTGGCCAGTGGCTAGTATTCTTGCTATCCTTAAAATTGCTGATGTTAATAATACTAAGATGAGTATTTCAAACGAAGGTGCTATTCAAATTACACTAGATAGTGGATTAGCAAATTACAAATATATCATTCCAGCACAGGCGGCCTAAATAACATTATGAAAAAACCAGTCAACTTAACACCATTACAGAAAGACTACGCAGTGTATTTGCCTGCTATTAGTTCTTTCTTCAGCACTTATATTGCTAAACAACGTAAGCAAGAGTTCGTTCCAACTGACCGTATTCCGCAAGGCTTTGATCGCGGCATCGAAGGTATGAACTTTTTAAATGAAGAAGAAGGATACTTTACATACAAATATGGATTGTATTCCGCAGGACACGCACAATTAAATCTTGATAAAACAATGGATCAAGACAGTATGGTGCAAACACGTGATCGTGGCAACACTATGATACTTGGTGACTCAGGTGGTTATCAAGTTGGTAAAGGTGTTCTTAAATTTGATTGGCTAAACTTTGAAGGTCCTGCTGCTAATAAGGTTAGAGAAGATATTCTTAATTGGCTCGAACTTACAGCAGACTGGAGTATGCTACTTGACGTTCCTACTTGGGCATGTGATCATATTCATTCGCCTAAAACAGGACTAAAGAGTTTTGAAGATTGTTTAGAAAAAACAAGATTTAATAACAAATATTGGTTAGAGCGCAGACTTGGTGCAACTAAGTTCTTAAATGTATTACAGGGTTCAGACTGGGATACTGCTGAAAGGTGGTACGAAGGTGTTAAAGAATTCTCCGATCCTGCTATATGGAAAGACAAGGCTTGTGAAGGCTGGGCAATGGGTGGCGCTAATATGTGCAAAATGCCTATTACACTAAGACGTATAATGACTATGAAATTTGATGGTATGCTAGAAGGCAAGGACTGGATGCACTTCTTAGGTACTGCACAACTTGATTGGTCATGTTATCTTACTTCAATTCAACGACAGGTTAGAAAACACATTAATGAGAACTTTACAGTTAGTTTTGATTGTGCAAGTCCTTTTATTGCTACAGCACACGGACTAGTGTACACTAACAGCCAGCATACAAGTAAGAGATGGTCAGTTATAATGGACAAGGCTCCTGATAACAAAGCACTTGCCAAGAGGCACGATATTCCTTTTCCTTTCGAAAGTGAAATTGGTAGACGACTAAGCATTGCTGACATTTGTCATTATGCTCCAGGTATGTTAAACAAGATTGGTAAAGAAGGTAAAACATCTTGGGATAGTTTTGGTTATGCACTAATGATGGCACATAACGTTTATCAACATATTGTTGCGGTACAACGTGCTAACAACTTAACAGATATTGAATTGGCAAAGGATCGTCCAGACTGGAGAAGTTGGAGAAAAGTAAAAGAAGCAGATAAGAGTGATGAATATTCTGATTGGGTGCCGCGTAACATTTTATACTTTGATAAATTTGTCGAAGAACTGTTCGAACAGCCTACTAAAGAAGCAGCGTTTGCTATGATTAAAGAAGGTGACAGTTTCCTTAAAAACTTAGAAGGTGCAAGACTACGTGGTGGTGTTACCAATGAGTTTAACAGAATGTTTGTAGAAGTAGACGAAGAAGGTGAAGAAAAAACACCTTGGGCAGATGATAGAGAAGATGGTGAACTAGATAAACTAGAGCAACAACTACAGGAGGCGTAAAATGGGTGACTACACTCAGAGACTAAAAGTTTTAAAAGAAACACACAATTTCCTAAATAAAAAAATTGATACTATGGAAAAAACCGGTAGGTTTGCAGATGAAGAAATATCTGAAATGAAACGTAGTCGATTAAAAATGAAAGACCAAATTGATAGGTTAGAAAAGGTAAACGCTGAATGAAACGAGAATATGCAGATGGTGTAAAAGAAGATGTTACTTACTTTACAGGATATGAAGTAGAGAAAACTCCTGCTTATGAAATGCATACACTGTTTGTAACAGGATGTCAACCATTAGAAGATGTTCTTGCAAAAGCAAAAGAACACACAGTTGACCATATTTACTTAGGTGCTAATCACAGTTTTGTTCCAAAAGAAAGTTGGGAAGATCTTGTACAAGGCCTACTTAATAAGAAATTTTTAGTTACATTAGACTATGATGTAAAGTATCATGAATGGATACTTGAAAGTGGGTTTAATGAGAATCATAACTTTATTAGTATGATTAGTGTTAAACTGCCATACGTAAATCAACTTAACTACAATGCTTGTATTAAGATTGATGATGCAGACTTTGATCATTCTAATCCGGGTGTATGGGTACACAATATTCATCCACTATTACAACGCAATAAGTTTACGGATTGGAGCAAATATGGCGATGATGATATTAAAGACTAACTTGACAACAGAACAAAAAGGTAGTATACTATGAGTACAATGGAAACAATGATAAAAGAAGCAACAGCAGAAGACAATCATAGACGCATTATGTCTACAGCAAAACGAATGATTTGGGTAACCTTTACTAAAGAAGGTATCCATAAGTATCCTGCGGCACTAGATGATCCTAGTCTTGCAACAGGAGATGAATATGATGTTAGTTTTTTGGGTTATCCCCATAGACACATATTTCATTTTAAGGTAGGTATCACTGTTACACACAACGACAGAGATATTGAATTCATCCAATTCAAGCGTTGGCTTGAGAAACTGTATGAGGAGAAGACAATTGAATTAGATTATAAAAGTTGTGAAATGATGAGTGATGATTTATATGAACAAATTATTGCTAAACACCCAGGCCGTGAAGTCCATATTGACGTAAGTGAAGATGGAGAAAACGGTGCCCACATTGAGTATGCTAGATAGAGGATTATTAAAATGGCGATTCAATTCAATCGTAGAGCCTACGATAAGGTTTTTAACGATCTTGAACAATTCAAAAATTTTTGTCGCTTTAACAGTGACAACCGTGGTAACTTTTATCCTTTTCATGAAAAGGATCTCTATAATAACTCTAGTTATGTATGGAGAGCATTTAGTAAAGGTAATCGGAAATTTAAAGATAAAAGGAGTAAGCGCAGATGAATATTTGGCTAGTTGATCTTGAAGCAGTAGAAACACGATACACTAAACAGTGGAAAACAAAGTTTCCTAAACTGCTAGAAGCTCACGGCCATAAAGTGCGAGTAGTCAATGGAGGGGATACGCCACAGGCAACAACACCTGGTGCGTTCCTCAACTTTGGTGGGACTAATGTTTACAAATCAAATCAATTGATGCAGATTGCTGATGCATTTTGCAAAGGAGAAGTAAAGGATGGGGATTATTTCCTATATACAGATGCTTGGAACCCGTCTGTTATACAACTTAAATACATGGCTGAGCTACTTAATGTTAAGATCAGAATTGGTGGGTTATGGCATGCTGGCAGTTACGATCCTGCTGATTTTCTTGGTAGGATAATTGGCGATAAGCCTTGGGTAAGAAATGCTGAAAGAAGTATGTATGAATGTTTTGATCATAATTTCTTTGCAAGTGAATTCCATATTCTTATGTTCTTTAAAGCCTTTCCTGATTTAGATAAACAAAAAATAGTAAGAACAGGTTGGCCTTTTGAATACATGGAAGATACACTTACAATGTATAAAGGAATGCCTAAAAAGGATACTATATTATTCCCACACAGGATTGCTCCTGAAAAACAACTATCAATATTCCAAGACTTGAAAGAAGCATTACCACAATATAACTTTGTGGTTTGTCAAGAACGAGATCTTTCAAAGAACGAATATCACAACTTACTAGGAGAAGCAAAAATTGTGTTTAGTGCCAACTTACAAGAAACACTAGGTATAAGTTGGTATGAAGGTGCAATTGTTGGTGCAATTCCAATGGTTCCAGATAGGTTAAGTTATTCTGAAATGGCATTACCTAAGTTTAAATATCCAAGTGAATGGACAGATTCATTAGATTCATATAAAAAGAACAAACCCAAAGTAATGAATCTTATTACAGAATACATGGAAAATTATAAAAACTATCTTCCAGACCTAAATAAACAAGTAAACAAACTGAATGGAGATTATTTTAGTTGCAAAGGTTTACTAGACGTGTTACATTAATACTATACGCAATCCACTGCGTTAACATCGGAGATTAAATTGAAGAAATACGAAGAAATAGCAAAACGCTTACAAGATACAGAAAATAGATATTGGGCAGGTGACAATATCAGTGACTTTATTTTTGAAGGCGAAAAAGAACAACTTATCAACGAAGCCGCCGAGAAGTTTGAAGGTGTACTAGATGCACTTGTAATTGACAGGCATAATGACCCTAACAGTATGGGAACTGGTAAACGTCTTGCAAAGATGTATATCAATGAACTAATGGCAGGACGTTATGATCCTATTCCTAGTGCAACAGCATTTCCAAATGACAGTGCTTCACGTTATGAAGGTATGCTAGTAGTACGTTCAGAACTAACAAGTATGTGTTCACATCATCATCAGATTGTAAGAGGCGTAGCATACATTGGTATAATTGCCGCAGACAAACTAATTGGCTTGTCTAAGTATACACGTATTGCACAATGGTGTGCTGAACGTGGTACATTGCAAGAAGAACTTGCAAATGATATTACCCGTGAAATACAAAAAGCAACAGGTGCAGAACACTTAGGTGTGTATATACAAGCAACACACGGTTGTGTTGAGAATAGGGGTGTTAAGGCACACAGTAGTCTTACACAAACAACTGTTCTTAAAGGTGCATTCAAAGACGATGCGGCTACTAAGAAAGAGTTTATGGATAACATTAAACTTCAACAATCATATGCTTGTAATCAATAAGGAGATATAAATGAAAGATGGACCTATGACTGAACATATCAACAGAAGCACGGAAGGTATGATCAAAGCAGAATATGTTACGTATACTATAAAGAATGGGCACCTGATTAAGGAGACTTCAATCAGGCAGTTTCATAAAAGTGGTGACTACCATGATAGTTTTTTAAGTGATCCACTTGTGGAGGTAAAATAATGCCTATTCCAGAAAGAGTATTTGTTCCTGCGGCTAAAGATCCCGGCTTAGGACACTTTGCAGTTAGTATTGTAAAAAGTATATTTAGATTTATAGCATCAGGCTTAATGGCTGTTGCAGGATATATTTTATGGACAGCAAACGAGTACACTGATATTTTTATTGCTGATGCAGGATTTTTAATGATGCTTGGTGGAGCAGTATTATTTTTAGCAGAAGTGTTAGGAATAGTTGAGGAAATAGTATAATGAATCTTAATGAAGAAAGAGTTTATGCACTTCAACCGCAAAAAACTCAGAACGATATTAGAATTCTTACACCTAATGAAGCACTCATGTTTAACTTACGTGGTATAAAACTAATTGATATGACTAAGTTACATAATCTTACACCACACATTGTAAGAATGAGTAGAAAGAATTGTCCAATGAAAGGAATAAATTATGGGACCTTATTCGGAAATCAAACAGTCTCAGCGTAGAGCAAGTTTAAAATTAATTCTAGCAAACCCAAAACTTTCAGACGATATGAAAAGAATTTGGAGACAACACCTAAATAATATTTCGGTGAATGAAGAAGAATATAACAAAAGAGTAAAACAGGTTTATTCTTTGTTCAAGCCGAAACATAGTAATTGGGTCACACTAGGATGAAAGACGAACTTATGGTGCAACAGCAAATTGATGGCTCTTGGCAACACATGGTAGGTGTTATCTGTCTTAATCAAACAAACCGTAAACAAGTAAAAAGAGTATTACCTTTGTTATTTGGTATTTGTCCTACACCAGTACATTTGATTAATACTGCGCCAGATACAATTAAAATGATTATTAAACCATTAGGAATGGTTAATGTACGTGAACACCGGCTACGTAGAATGTCAAAAGATTACTTGACTTGGGACGGAAATGATGCTACAATGTTATACGGAATTGGAAAATATGGCTCTGATAGTTATGAGATATTTTTCAAAGATAACTATAACGTACAACCCATTGACGGTGAGTTAAAACGTTATTTAAAGGAAGAGGTTTTTGATGTTGTTGAAACTGCTTGATAAGTTAGGTAGAAAAAGAACTATATACGATAGAGATGGTAAAATACCTTATCTTGATCGTTATTATTTGTTTTTAAAGGAACGAAAGAACTTTCCTTTTAACATAACACTACACAAAGTTATGGTAAGTGATGAGTCAGTACTACACGATCATCCGTGGTCGTATGCAACACTTATTTTAAAAGGCGGATACTATGAATACATTCCTTGTTATAGTCAAGAAGGTAACGTAGTAGGAGCCACAGCAAGATGGCGTGGGCCTGGGCATTTTAGGTTTAGATCATCAGATGATCTGCATTACCTAAAACTTAAGGAAGATAAAGACGGTAAAGAGATTCCTTGTTGGAGTTTGTTCTATATGGGCAAGAAACAAAAGGAATGGGGCTTTTTACCTTTTGTAAAAACATTAGGATACCGTTGGGTACATAATGAAAAATATTTGGAAGGACGCAATGATTAAAAAGAAATATTATAGTTGGGCTGACGTAGAAAAAATGTGCGTTAATATTGTAAACAAAATGTATGCTGACAACTGGAAGCCTGATTACATTGTAGGTATTACACGTGGTGGTAATGTTCCTGCTACTATTATTAGTAACATGACTGGCATACGTTGCGAAGCGATTAAAGTAAGTCTACGTGATGATACTAGTGAAAGTGAAAGCAACTGTTGGATGGCCGAAGATGCATATGGTTACGATGATAGTGGAGACTATGCTCCTGAGATGGGGCAGTTTAAACACGATACTAATTGCAAAAACATTCTTATTGTAGATGATATAAATGATACTGGTGCAACATTTAACTGGATTAGAGATGATTGGAAATCCAGTTGTTTACCTCAATCGCCTATATGGGATCAAGCATGGGGAGATAATGTTCGCTTTGCAGTATTAACAGAAAACTTATCAAGCGAATTTGGTTTAGTTAATTACTATTGTGATGAAGTTAATAAATCTGAGGAAGATGTTTGGTTAGTTTATCCTTGGGAAAATGTAGGAGAGTATTAATGCCAACAGGACATGATAATGTATGCACAGTTACTTGCACAGATAATGACAAAGTAGCAGAGGCAGAAGTTGATAGATTTAAAGAAAAAGAGTTTCTAGATATCTTTCTAGCAACAAATAAAATACATATGGAATATAACGGTAGAGTTTATGTTGGTAATAAGATGGGGTTTGAATTTACAACACCTGGTCCTAGAATATTTCAAATTAACAAAGGTAGAGGATTTTAATGACAATAAAAGTAATTTACGATAAAGAAGATTGGAAAAGTGTAGCAGTATGTATTAGATCTGAACAAATTTCTGCTCCTGAAGTAGTTGCTATTTTTAACGATAATCCAGAATTTAAAGAATGGTACATTAAGGAGTACATTAATAATGTTAACTAAAGAAGAGGCACACACTATCATCAGTGATATAAATGAAGAAGCACATTCAATGGCATATGATAGTTGGTCAGAAGCAGATGAAATTGGCGATAGCGATGATGAAGAAGATTGGGGTCGTGCTGAAGAAGCAAGAGAAGACGCTTCTTATGAACAAGCAGGGTATTTCCGTTCTGAGTTTAATGGACTTCCGCAAGATCAACAAGATGTGATTTGGCACTATGCTCAAGAAGACGAAGACTTTCAAGAAGATTTTAAAACATGGTACGGACAAGAAGAATTTGAAGAATATGTTTCAGGACTAGAAGAATGACAGACACTTTAGAAATAGCACAACAAGATGGTAGAGCTCCTTGGAAACAAGTCGAGATTGATACACGTGAATTTGTTGTGTATAACGATATCTATCCTGTTACAGAAGGGCATACACTTGTTGTACCTAGACAAAATACAGAAGAAAACATTTTAAAGTGTTTTAATTTTGCTCTTACTATGGGTAATGACAACATTAAGTCAGAGAATAACAATATTACAGGTTACAATGTGGGTATCAATATGGGCAAGAGTGCCGGACAAACTTGTCTTTATCCACATGTTCACTTAATTTTCCGTCGTGATGGCGATACGGAGAATCCTAGAGGCGGCGTTCGCGGCGTAATTCCATCAAAACAAAACTATAAGGAAAGGTTATGACATTGAAACAAACATTAATCAATGCAGCAAGGAAGCATGCTGAGGCAGAAATTGATCTGCATAAAGCCAATATTGAAGTATACATGCAACAGGTTGTAGGAATTGGTGAGCATAGCGATATTATCGAAACTATCCAAAAAGAGTTAGATAAAATGGCAACTGCACATGATAGAGTCGAAATGCTGGACAAGCATTTTGGTGACTAGTACCCAAAAAATCAAATTAAAGGAAGATCCGAAATCGAAGGATTTGGTTCTTCCTATTCCCACTGAGTTACTAAACCAAATGGGATGGGATATTGGAGACGATTTAGTTTGGACAGACAATTTCGATGGCTCCTTTTCACTTACTAAAGAGGTTGACAAATCCAATAAGAAAGCGTATAATAAACATAATGACAATAGCAACTGATAAGAAATATTACTACAGCGAAATCTTTCACAGTATTCAAGGTGAAGGACACTATACAGGTGTGCCTACTGCTTGGATACGGTTTTTCTTATGCAACTTACAGTGTAACGGATTTGGTCAGATTGATCCTACTAATCCTGATACATATGATTTGCCGTTTGAAACATTTGATACTTCAACTGTAAAACGTGTAGAAGATTTGCCTGTATGGGACAAAGGCTGTGATAGTAGTTACACATGGAGCAAAAAGTTTAAACACTTAATGGGTCAAAAGACTGCTGTTGAACTAGCACAACAAATTATTGATACACTTAAAACAGATAGCAATCCACAAGGTTTGTTTCTACATCCTGTTACACAACAAAGACAACACTTTTGTGTTACAGGTGGTGAGCCGTTGATGAAGCACGGACAAGAAGCATTCATTGGTATCATGCGTGAGTTTAAGAGTATGGGCAATATGCCTGCTAGTGTTACATTTGAAACTAATGGTACACAAGCATTAACACAAGAATTTATTAATTACTGGACTTATGAAGCAGATAACGAAATCGAACTGTTCTTTAGTGTAAGTCCTAAACTGTGGAGTGTAGCAGGCGAGGCTGCAAAGAAAGCAATTAAGCCTGAGATAGTTGCACAGTATAGTAAGTTGTCTATAGGACAATTAAAATTTGTTGTAGGTTCCGAACAACAACAGTGGGATGAGATGGAAGATGCTATCTCACAATTTAAGGCACAAGGTGTAAATTATCCTGTATGGGTTATGCCTGTAGGTGCTAGAGAAGAAGAACAAACAGCAACAGCCGGAGCAGTTGCTAAGATGGCATTCGAACGTGGATATAATGTAGCCGCAAGGGTACATGTATACTTGTTTGGTAATGCTATCGGAACATAAGGATAAATTATGAACTTTATAAAGAAACTGTTCAGTAAGAAACAACCTGATACTGATGTGTCTGCGCCTGGAATTAGTGATAAACAAAAGGCAACGATGAAGAAAGAACCATGGGTTGGTGTATTGAATACACATGTAAACAAAGAAAATGTCCGAAATGGCTTTTTTGAGCTTGACTGGAACGACCATTTCATAGTACAATTAAAACAACAAGGATATGGAGTTGATGGTGACAAGGATGAAGATATTGTTGATCGTTGGTTTCGAGAACTTTGTGCAAACGTTGTAGTCGATGGTGACTACGGAGGACCACTAGATACTGGAAGTATAGATCCAGATATCATAAAGAAGGCTAAATGAGTAAAATGACACATATAATAGTTGATACAGCAAATACATTCTTTCGTGCAAGACATGTAATTAATGGTGATGCAGATGTTAAGTTAGGTATGGCTTTTCATATTACACTTAACAGCATTAAGAAGGCATGGCAAGACTTTAACGGTTCACATGTTGTGTTCTGCTTAGAAGGACGTAGTTGGCGTAAAGACCATTATGAGCCTTATAAGCGTAACAGACAAGTTGCTCGTGATGCACTTACAGAAAAACAGCAAGAAGAAGATACTGTGTTCTGGGAAGCATTTGATACATTTAAGAATTTTGTTACAGATAAAACTAACTGTACTGTATTACAACACAAAGAGCTAGAAGCAGATGATTTAATTGCTGGTTGGGTACAGCAACACCCAGATGCAGATCATGTTATTGTTAGTACTGACACAGACTTTCAACAGTTAATTGCTCCTAACTGTAGACTTTATAATGGTGTGCAAGAAGTTACTACTACACCAGAAGGCTTCTTTGACAAGAAAGGCGAACTAGTTATTGACAAGAAGACTAAACTGCCTAAGGTTGTAGATGCTGAATGGATGTTGTTTGAGAAATGTATGCGTGGCGATACTAGTGATAATGTGTTTAGTGCATATCCAGGTGTACGCAAAAAAGGCTCTAAGAACAAAGTTGGTCTTGTTGAAGCATTTGCAGATAGACAAACTAAAGGATTTAATTGGAATAACCTAATGTTACAACGTTGGGTTGATCATAACGGTGAAGAACATCGTGTACTAGAAGATTACGAACGTAATAAAACTATTATTGATCTTACTGCACAACCTGCAGATATTAAAGAAAAGATTGAAAGCACAATTAAAACAGCAATTGATGCAGATAAAAATATAAGCCAAGTCGGTGTAAGGTTGATGAAGTTTTGTCACTTATACGATTTAAAGAAAATTTCAGATCAGGCGCAAGCATATGCTGAGCCGTTAAATGCGAGGTATACAGTATGACGTTTTTAAAAGCAAAACCAGTTCTTGAAGGTAAGTTTTGGATTGTAGAAGATGAAGGACAACGAGTTGGAACTTTAAGAAAAGATGAGTTTTCGCAATTTGTATTACAAAACAAAGACGGTGTTAAAATTTATAAGAACAAAAAAGTTATAACAAATGAGTTTGGTGACGATTTCTTTATTGCTAAAATTATTAAAGAAGCAGATAATTCAAATCCAAAAGAAGTACATGGGTATGCATCAAGTACTGTTCCGCATAATTCAATGTATGATATACGTCAAAAACTTCCGTTGTTTACAAAAAGTAAAGATAGTAAAAGTTTATATTGTGCAGGTTACTATGTAATTAAGTTTGATAAGGGTTGGGTTAAGTCTTTTTGTCCTAAACTTATTACACTACAAAGATATGAATCTAAAGGTCCTTTTAAGACTGACTTAGAAATGAAACAGGTATTATCAAGTGTCAACAAATAGTATTCCAACTAACCTAGCATCAGTGCAAAAACTTCTTCAACGAGTATCGTCTGCTGAAAAAACACAGCAACGTGAAATACGTATTACAATTGAAGAAGCAAGAACACTTGTTACAGAACTTGCACTAATAACAACTAAATTAGGGTCTACAGTAGCGGAAATACATACATTGCTAAAAGAGATAAACAAGACTGCTAACGAAGTTGATGTTAAATTTGACGGTGGAAAGTTCTAAAAAAGGATAAATATATACGTAGTTAATTAGGAATTTACGTATATATGAGTAGACCAAAACCAAAAATCATTCTCGAACATACCAACCGAGAGACCTATAAAGTAGAACAGATACTTGAAAGCGAGGCTATATGGGCTGTATTTTATAAACACAAGCCTTTTAATTTAAAAAGCGGTAGTGCTGTATCAAGTTATCCTGGTCCGAAATATAAAAAGGTTTCATTTTCAAATCCTGGTCATGCTAGAAACTTAGCCAAGAAACTTAACAAACTGTTTAACACTACTGACTTTTCTGTATATAAATTAAACACTGGAGAAAAAGAATAGTGGAATGGACGTTAAAGACAATTACACAAATATTTTTTTAAAAGCCGCTGAATTAGACATTACTGCCGAACTAGTAAAGAGCAAAAGAATGGATTGGTGGTGGAATGTGCGTGTTAAAAATGATGGTGGACTAAGACTAACAGACCAAGCAATGGATTTTATTAAGAATGAATCCGAAATCAAAATCTATAAGATTGACTTTCCGAAAGACTTTTCTATTACTCCACAGATACTTTTATGGCTTGACAAATTTATAGATTCACCGTATTATATTACTAAACGATCAATATCAGTATTAAAGGAGAAGGCTGCATTTGAACTATATCTTTTTAGTGGAGATGTCCAAAAACTAGGATATAACAAGGCTTTGAGTAAAAGATTAAGCCAAGAATCATCATAGTTATAGTAGCAGTTAATAAATAATTTTATGTTAGAACTAAATCCGTTGGATGTTTTGAATATTAGAAAATTGGAAACAATGCCTCCGCACTTCTGCAAAACTAAGATTGCTGGTGCAGATAGGAACTATAGAGATGTTACAAATTGGATTAGATCTAAACTTGCAGGAAGATATTGTGTTTTAACATACCCTACTGTAACAAGTAACGACAAATTTCAAACAGCAACATTTGTTGGGTTTGAAGAACAAAAAGAGTTGACATTTTTTATGTTGGCTTGCCCATACTTAAGGAGAAACTAGAATGGCTGAAGAAGTAAACAAAACTGATGCTCCTGCTGAAGCAGAAGTAAACACAGAAGCGACTGCTGCTCCGGTAAGCGGTCCAGTACCAACGCCTGGTGTAGAAGAAGCACCAGCAGCACCTGATCTTAATATTAGTGATCTAAATGCAGTAAAAAGCATTATTGATATTGCTACAACAAGAGGTGCATTTAAGGCTAACGAACTTGAAGCAGTTGGTAAAACTTATAACAAGTTGACATTGTTCTTAGATCATGTATCTAAGCAGCAACAAGAACAACAAACACAAGGGAAGTAAATTATGGCTAAAGAAATCAAACACGTAGGAAAACTGAAAAATACAGGCGACAAAGTTGCTGTAGTATTTAGAACAGTTCCGGGAGAATCGAATAATGCTTTAGTATTGCAAACTGCAACACTGAAAGATGAGATTCATGATTCGTTGATGGCTATGATCGATTCCGATCAAGCACAACAAACAAATGAACTAGGAGAATTAATGTTCTCTAGAACTTTTTCAGACGGAAGACCAATGCTACAAGCAATGCAAAGTGAAGGACGTTTAAGAAAAGTTCCTACTGATAATGTAACAATGACTCCTACACCGACATCCGAAGTTAATCTTGCACAATTAAATACTTTAATTGCAGAGCAAAAAGGTATGTCTGTAGATGAGTTATATACACTAGTAAGTGGTGCTCCGACAAAAGAACAAGTAGCAGCACAAACTACAGTACCAGAAAGCACACCAAGCCAAGAGCCAATAGCGGCTCCTAAAACGGATGGTGTATTATCTGATTCAGATCTTGCAAAATCATATCGTAGTCAAGCAGATGCTATGTATAAAGAAGCAGCACAATTACGTAGACAAGCAGACGAATTAGATCCGCCTAAGAAGAAAACTTCTAAGGCAAAAGTAGAAGCAGAAGCATAAACAAGTGCATAGGCATTACTTCAAGCCGCCTAAACATCTAGTAGACGAGTGGCCGGAGGTGTTCAAAGATTTATATATGGACACCATGCCGGTTGCTTATGTCGAGAAGATGATTATTGAATTTACAGATGGACGTATCTGGGAAATCAATGTCAAACAACAACTGGAAAATGACGACCCAGATAATGTTGCAAAAAAGTTATTAAACTCCTTGACTGAGTATAAAGACACAATCAAAAATTTAGATTTTAAAATAGATGTTGGTTTATTAAAAGCCGATATAGCAAAAAAGACTAAGAAGATTCTCTAGTATTACCGTAATGTACAACTTCGTATGTATCCGAAGTATGTTCTCTCCATGGATCAACTACAACACTATCATTAGTAACATCAATATACATTTCTGGATGCGCAAGAAGAACTACTGCTCTATAAGGTCCTTTGTCAGGTCCATATACTAATGGATCAATTTTCATTGGATTAAATCCGTATTCGTGACAGTATTGTGAAACTAGTAATGCATAACTTCCGTCAACATAAGGCACACCTGGTTTATAAGCAATACCATTTATTAAAATAGGAAGTTCTTTTTCTTTTGCAATTTCACAGAGTTTGGTTGCAATATTTTGTGCTTGTACTTCTCTAGCATTCATAATTGCATCAAAGATATCATAACCTAAATCTAATTTTTTAGCCATATAGCGTAATGCTATATTATCTCTAGGATGGCATGCGCCGCCATCTCCCATTCCTGCTTTCATATATGCAGAACTAGTAATTCTTTTTGTAGAGTTAGATAATGCATCAGTAACTTTGTCAACATTTATATTACCTTGTCGCTCAGCAACATCTTGCATCATGTTTACTAATCCAATCTTAGTTGAAATAAATGTATTGTAGAATACTTTTATACATTCACATTCGTCCCAAGTTCCAATTTCATACTTAGGATTGTTTTCCATTATTGTGTGATAAAATCTTACAAGTTCGATAGCATCGCCTGTAGCACTTCCGTCATGTGTTCCTATCATTACTATATCCGGATTTACCATATCCCAAGCAACAGTTCCCATTGCAATTAAGTATGGATTGTAAACAAACCGTGTATTAGTAATGTGTTGTATAAATTCTCTGCGTACTGTACCTGGCAATACTGTGCTAATAAGCACAAGCAATTGGTCTTTATTCATATGCTTATTTGCTTCTTTAAGGACACTATGAACAATATCGTATGAAAAATCTTTTGGTTCTAAATGTGCTGTAGGTGCTCTACCATCATAATTAGGATCATGTGGTGTAGGAACAGCAACAAACACAATATCTCTATCCTTTACTGCATCTTGTATAGTATCTTCTACAATTACATAATCACTATGTACTGTATCAATATCATAACCTAGTACACTATGTCCTTTTTTAGCAATTACTTCTGCACATGGCAATCCTAATTTACCTAATCCAATAAATCCTATCTTCACGTTTCTTCTCCCAATTTTGGTACAAACATATTTACAATCTTCTTATTACAGTGCATTTAAACGTGGTTTACAGCAGTATAGCGTAACTGTAGCTCTTGGTATATAACACCGCTGTATGACGCTTAAAATGCGTTTAAGGCGCCTTAAAACTGTGCTAGTAGTTCATAGGTTTTGTAATAATCTTCTTATTATCCAAAATCATCTTATTGTGTTTAACAATAGGTTCGATATTAGATCTCCAACTTTTAAATTCATTCTTATCCATTTTGCAAAGTCGCTCGATTTCATTAACTATGGATATCATCCTATCTCCATGGTCATCAATAGTATCGTATGATTCATTGATGAAAGGATGAAAGGTTTTGTAACCTAGTTCCCTCAAATATTTTAAACTATTTGGTGCAGTTGCTATTACAAATGGGTGACCTATTCCAATAGCCTTAAAAATTTTTTCGCTAAAGAAAGGAACTCCTTCGTGATATGTAGTTTCATTTATTACACTAAAATATGTTCTTGCATAGTAATCATTTATTGATGTCTCATGCTCTGCCCTATTTGTTACTAAATCCTCCGTATCCAAATATAAAGGCGGAGTATCAACAACATCCTTGTTTCTTTCCAGTATCGGTTTTATTCGATCATGGTCTCTATATAGAGCTATCAACCTATTGTAAGCCGCATTCCAATTCCACCCATCATCAGATGGAGCAAAACTTACATATCCTCGATCCAAAAGATTTCTATCCTTTAATAGAGTAAACATTAAAGTTCGGTGTGATCTCCATCTCCTGTTTAGATTGAGATATGCTCTTTCATACTTTTGTTTTTTCTGTAAGGTTAGAACATTCTTAGACTTGAGTATCGTATCCTTTCCAGTAGATTCAAAAAGACTAAACCAGTCTAGTTTTATCTCAGGCAAATTATATTTTGCTGATAATTTTTTAATATGGTCATGCATAGTTGGTATTGCACTAAGGAATATAATCTTGTGTGCAGGAATTGAATGCTTAATAATAATATCTTCGTAAATACTATCAGCACAAGAATAAAAATGTTCTAGTCCATTATCTAGCATCAGATGTATGTTAGAGTCAGGATCCTTAATTTCTTTGAATTCTTTTTCCGGTACTAGTGCGTTAATATCAAATACCTTAAAACTTTTGTCATTAGAAAATTGTATGTAGAAAAACTCTTGAGGTATTTTCCACTTTGCTATAACCCCTGTACTATTTGAAATGTTAAGCACCTGTGGGTTATTGGCATTATAGGTTAACACATAAATTAAATTGTTTGTGTTTATGCAGGGCATTATAATCTCCTTACATACGAAGGGGACCAAAATTTTAATGTATCATCTAGTGTGCTACAATTTAAAACTTTTGCATCATACTCTTTTGCAAACTGTTTCATATTATCAGTAACTGTATAAAAATGTTCAAGATACTTTAAATATCCTAAAGGTGTTGGATGATAGTCTGCACTTTGACCTTTACCACTCCATCCTTTAATAGGAGTAATAGGCCATGTGCCTTTGTAAACGACATCAACTATAGCAGGCTTTATACTTTGTATTGTATTTGTATACGTATCAACAACATCTTGTAATTCATTACCTTTTACAAAATCTACCATCTTAAGCATATCTGTGTCACAAGGAAGATGATTTAGATAAACTCTTGCTTGTTCTACTAATGCTAAATCTCTAATTAGATAAAATCTTTCATTGCTCCATTTATTTACAAACTCTACATCTATAACATCTTGAGTGTGTATGTTTCCTGGTGTTTGCCAATTATTATCTTTATATCTATCTTCTCTTGAAATGCTGCTCCACATTACTATTACTAGATCATTTTCTGTAAATTTGTGTGTTAGGTTAGCCTCTACTATGCTATTAGATATGAATAAATTGCCGCCACCGCTTTTTGCATAATTGTAATATTCAGGAACTTCTTTGGATATAATATCAGCCCACGTAGGCCAATTATAACTTGTTAGACTGCAACCGAATGCAAAAAATCTCTTGTATTGATTAAACGGTTTCATAATACTTCTCCGTTCTAGCAACTGCTTCGTGTATTGCATCAGCATAAAAGTCACTGTGTCTAATTAAATTAAAATTATGCTGTATTGTGTCCATGCTCTTTTCTAATCTTGCTATCTTTTCTTCCTGTGAGAGTGTAATCCAATCATATAATACTTGTTGTGTGGCATTGAAGCGTTCTATATTATCCTCTATGTCATTGTATTCAGGATCTATTCCACACCAATCTGTTCTAAATCCCATTCGTTCAAGACTTTTAAGAGTTCCTTGGCTAGCAAATAGTATAAGCGGATGCCCCATTGTAATAGGTTTAAATATTTTTTCAGTAATAAAAGCAACGTCATGCAGGAATATAGTTTCTGTTATTACTGTAAGCAGACTATTTTTATATATGTCAGCGTTATACTGATTAGCAGCATTCGTTTTGCTCCAGTCTCCGTCTATAAACTTAGGAAACTCTTTTGTTATATCTTGATAGTCACCGACTAAATTTTCTGTATCTTTATCTTTGAGTGTTATTTCATTGCCGCTTACTATTCCGTTACTTAGAAAGCCGTCTTTCATTAATCTATATAAGTGTGCGCCGCGATGTGGACGGTATATTCTATTTAAACTATTGTAATCTTTACTACTAGGATTAGCCATTGCATACTTTATGACAGGACTAGTAGGCAAATTCGCATCTCCAAATATGTTTCCAAAGTGATTACTATACATTATATCATACATCTTGTCAACACTTTTGTATTTTCTCCATCTTCGATATTGATGTTCAACCTTTTTATTACCCTGTAGTATTAGAACGCTGTCCTTAGGTAATCCAAGTTCAATCATAGTGTTATGTGTAGATAAGAAACAATCCCAATGTTGTGTAACCATCGGGCCACCTTCTCTGTCAGCATTTATCACAAGTCTAATTTTTTTATCTTTAACTAATTTTCTAATTTGTTTTGGTATACAAGACAAAATGTGCTTATGAGGGACTCCGGCATTAGTTAAAACTCCTGCCCACCACTGGGGATCTCCTCTAACATCTACAAAATATATTCCTTTTTCGTTAACATCTGTTAACTCCGAAACATTTAGTTTCATGTTAATACACTTTTGTTTAATAGGCGCACCCGGTGCAACAAGCCAATAGTCTGTGTTACCTTTAGTTGCTAATTTGTTTTGATTAGATTCATTACTTAATAGTGTATCGAAGTATATCTTCATTGAATCCATCCTTGTATTTCAGGAAAAGTTTCTTCTACGCTTTCTTTGCGCAGATGATCGTAATGTTTTGTTTCTACCGATAACTTTGTTTTAAGTTTGGGAGAATACATCGATGTTCGTAATCCATTTATAACACCCTGCATTCCATATTTGATGTTTCCACCGTGCTGTGTAGCAAACTCTTCCAAGGATTTTATGATATCTACCTTGTCCTCTTCTGGGATTATTTTAAAACTATAATAGTCTGGATTCATTATATTATAAAAATTAGGGTTATAATTTTTTGTACTGACTAAATCATTATCAATAATATACTGAATAAACTTAGGTAAAGTCTTTATATTAAAAATAGATACTACCGTGTTTGTATGCAATTCTACATGTGGAGTTTCCTTCCGAATTAATTTTAAATTACTTTCAACTAAAGGCCAATCTGTCCCGTGCCGTATATATTCAGCCTTAGATCCATAATGATCTAGGCTCGCTCCAATCATAACGTTACTAAATTTTTTCCATAAGTCTAAAACACTCTTTCCTTTATATTTTAACACACTCATGTTTGTGTTGTATCTTAACTTTACATCTGTTCGATCGTGATCAATTAGATATTCTAATATTTCGTAATGCTTATCTGTAAGTAATGGCTCGCCGCCTGCAAAGTAAAATTCTTCTATAGTGTCAAAGTGAGGTTCAAACTGTTTGTATAGTTCATCATTGCTAACTCCGCCTGCATAGGTAAAGATTTTTTCGCTACCGTGTTCTTGCGCCCAACTACTTGAATACAAAGGACCGCAAGATCTACATTTAAAATTGCAAATATTACTCCATCTAACATCTAAATATCGCAACCTAAAATCGTCCATACTGCCATCATCATTAGTGTTTAAAACTGCATCATCAATATATTTTTCAAACTGCTCGTTGCTGTGCTTACGAAAACTACTGTTACCTGAATCTTCATCGCGGTAACATGCAGTACATTGGCTACATTTTTTTCCAGCCAACATGTTCTTACGCATCTGCTTAAACTTTTCATTATTAAAGACATCTTCTAATTTTGTGTTCTGAACATTACCCATAGATTGCTGCCAGTCTCCTACACAACAAGGTAGAACAGTGCCGTCAGGATTGGCATACAGATGTATCCAAGGCAATATGCAAAATGTTTTACTGGGCACAGTCAAAATAAAATTCCTCTAGTTCGGGAAACGTTTCTACAAAACTTACATTTCTTCTTCGATCATATTCAGTAAACCAATTGTGAAAATCTCTTCGACCTTCTTGTACACGCTCTGGAGTATAATTTGTAGAAGCCATGTAATCAACTACACGTCTAAACTTCTCATATTCAAGTATACTAAATTTGTGTTTGTCTGCATCATCTAAATTTTCTGCTATAAATTGTAAGTGCTGTTTCATATAAGGAACAAATGCATCTTTAGGAAGTATATTCATATCATATTGCAACGGTTCTTTCAGATACGGAGTATCAAATCTAATACGCTGCCATTTAGTTTGATTATCACTATTATACTTTATACGCCAGTCTAAAAACTTTTGCAATAGTTTACTAAAGTTAGTTACAGTTAAAATATTAAATGTAACCATAAATGTTAAAGGCATATTAGTTCTAGTCATGTACATGTCTAAGTTCTTTTCCCACAGCTCTAAATCTAAGCCTGTTCTGATATACTCTGCTTGTGGTCCCCATGTATCAATACTAGTAAAAATTTTAAAGTCTTTGATACAGCCTTTTTCAACTAAACTGTTTACTTTGTCAGTAAATCTTTCAATAAGGATAGGCTTAACACCTAAGTTAGTGTTAATGTTTAATTCTAATTCAGGGCATGGATTCTTTTCTAGTTCGTCGAACATACGCCATGTGCTTTGCTGTAGTAACGGTTCACCACCTGTAATACGTAAAATTGTAAGTGTCTTACGCAATTCAGGCCACCACTTCCACCATGCTTTAACATATGGATTTGTTTCTTCGTCTTTGTGTATTTTAAACCAGTCAATATCATTCCTATGATTCTTAACCATAGTGTATGGACCTTCTTTTTCAATTTCTTTATAGTAACTGCTAGAATGTTTAGGATGACAATATCCGCATTTAAAATTACATTCATTACCGAAACTAACTTCCACATATTGTGGATTAACATCTGCCATTGGATTTTGTTTAATATCATTAAAACGTTTTGGTGTATGTATACTTGCATTCCGTTCTTTACGATCACTAATGTAATCTTTACCCATACATTCAACATTCCAACAATAGTTACAACCGCTAGGTTTCTCTCCGTTTATCATAGCCTGCCTTTCGGCTTTCTTTTGAGGGGTATTATGCAATAGACTAGGATTTTCTTCTAGTCCTTCCAGCGGAATTTTATGTGGAGCAGGATGATAACAACTATGTGTTTCTCCTGTTCCTAAATAGATAGTAGTGTGATGCCATTTAGCCAAGCAGAAGGTAGGCGATATCTCGTCCATGATAGGTATAAATTTTTCTATCCTATCTTTGTCATGCATCAAACTGCTCCTTTAACCAATCAAAGTCATTTATTAATCTAAGAGCATCAGGATTAGTACTGTTAGCCACACCATATTTCCTGCCAGCACGGGCTCCCTGAATGGCGTAATCACCAAACGGACGATCTCTGCCATAGGCTGAACACCATTTAGCCAACCTTTCATTAGTTTCATCTTCGTTTTGTCCTCGTATAGTTTTACTTGCTAACTTACAGCATTCTCTAAATGCACCTTTCCATGCTTCAAACTCATTTGTATTAAATGCTGTTATGTTAGAAAGTTCATTAACGGCTTTAAATTTATTGCTAATACTAGTAGTCATATCTGGTTTAGACATATCCATATCTAAAGTCATCTGCGTTGGTAATAATTTAACGCCACCGTATCCGTACTCTAAGTCATTTACTGGATTGATACTACGCCATACATGCACAGTATACATTTCCGGGTCTTGGTAATCAAAATTAAATTCTTCAACTATATGTGCATCGCCATCTACTACCCAGAACATATCACTTTCAACAATTTTTGCTGCTTCTAAATGTGCTTGATGAATTCCTTTTACGTTTGAAATTCTTTTTGCTCTTGGGAATCTACTTTTTAACCGCTGCCAATTTTTATCTGCATAAGGTTCATAGTAAGAAATAAACACAATATCAAAACTACTTCCTATACTCCTAGGATCGCTGGCTACTATATCTATTTCTTTTTTGTTGATAAAGAATCGGAACTTGAATTCTTTGTTAGATGCTGGAGCATTCTTAGGCATAAGGGTAACACCATTGAAGTGATTACCATTCTTGAATACATGAACGTATTCTAGGTCCCACTCAGTAGCACGATATTCAAAGTCAAAATCATCTTTTACTTTCATATCATCCCACACTACCCAAAACATTCTAGTTAATGTCTTTTGCTTTATTTGATCTAGAGATTCAACATCTTCAATCAGTTGGGCATTAGAGAATCTAGACTTAAACTCTTGCCAGTGTTCTGCTTTGCCTTGACTGACATAAAATAAATCATAGATCATCTGTAGTCCTATAATACGTTTTTGCTAGATCAATAGTTTGCTCATATAAGTTTAACACATATTTGCTCATAGATTCATCTAGATATGGATAATTAAAACCAAGTTGGTTTTTTAATTCGGTTCCTAAACGTTTTACTTCTTGTTCTAATCCAACACCATCTTCATATTGTTTACATTGCTCATTGTATAATTCACGTAGTGATTCAAAATCTCTTACTTGTATATGGTCCCAATCTGTACAATTTGTAAGATATGTTCCTAGTCTTGCACCATAAACTGCAAATAGTCCATTTTCAACATGACTACCAATTGTACTCCATATTCCTAGTCTATGTATGTTGTGCCACCATATACGCTTTTCAATTTCTTGTGGTGGAACTTTTAATCCGTTGTCTAGTGTCATCTTAACACCTTCTCTAAATCCTGCACGCCATGCCATAAACGGATTATAATTAATTACAGTATCGCTGAAAGTCTTTGGAAAGTTTCTGTATCCTGTTTCCCAACAGAAATCTACCTGAGCTCTGTCACTATCAGCGTTCTCGTGAGTTTTCATATTTTTAACATGATCAACATTCCACAGTTTTAATCCACCGTTGCCATATCTTAAACCATTTACGTTATTCCTACCGCACCAACTGTATGCTTGTATATCCGGATTGTCCATATCTATTTCAATATCAAAAAATTGTGGATACACAATATTGTCAGCATCTACAGTTAACACCCAATCAGTTTCTGATTGCTCTGCTGCTGCTTTGTGTGCATGATCGCTACCTTTTACACCGTGTATACGTTTTGCCCATGGAACTTTATTACATAGATCTGCATAATGAAGATCTGCATTAGGTTCATCATAACTCAAAAAGAATACATCAAACTCAATTACCCGTTTCATCTTTCCTCAATCATATAGTTTTTAAATAAGCGTCTTGTATATACGCTAAAGAACCTGTTTATATTAAGTTCTTTAAGTTCAACTTTGTTACCAATCAGATCATTAATTGTTACACTAAAATTATCAGTTACAATATTAGGATCATTATAATCTGTAACTGTAAAATCAAGTTGTGTTTCGCCATTCCAGAACATTTTTCTTTTTACAACATCAATTCCTTTTTGTTGTTTGTATGTTCCACCAAATTCTTCACTAAGTTCTACAGACAATATATTTGTTTTAGCATTGTGTTCTAAATAGATGTCTGGTTTTTTAATCTCTGAATATTTTCTAACAATAATTCTATGTAGTACATCATCTATTTTATACAAATCTCTTCTTTCAACAATTTCTAATTCGCCTTGGTCAGGATCGATAAAACATTTACTCATACTAATTTCGCTAGATATAATTTTTTCAGCAATATCTGCTTCAAGAGGTATGACATTTTCAAACTCTTTTTCGTTTACAGTATGATCTGGCCCTACAGATAACACACGGCCTGTTTCAACATCAAATGCTGCATTATATGCCACAGGCTTATGCTTGTAGTTTGCAATCCATTCGTCGAAATCAGGAATTTCTATTTGTTTTTCTGCCATGCTATTTCCTCCAATATGTTTACTGTTTCCAGCGTGACTGTTTCCTTGTTAACATAATGAACTATGTCAGTTTGTTCAAAATTACCAAGTTTTAATTTTCCTTGTTTGTTTAAATAAAATCCTATATGATCGTAGCAATCATCTGCACCGTATGGCCAATTCTGTACCATTCCCTTCATGTGTACTACTCTAGGAAATTCTAAAGGATACGCAATCTCATCAGTGATATCTAATATTTTTGATGCAAGTGCAAACGCTTCATCTGTACCTACAATAGTTGGTTTGTGTTTTGCTAAAAAATTATTAGCATAAAGTTCAGGGTTTTTAATAATTTGTCTTTGTAGATTAAAAAACTCTTTTGCTACTGAACTGTTTTTTACAAAGAATGTATAAAAAGAATATAAGTTAGGTAATTCATTTGCTGTAAAGCATTTTCTATAATAATCATTAGTAACTATATCACCTCTATATGTATATGCTTTATTTGCAATATATAATTCACTATTCTTAATAAAGTATTCTGCCCAATGACTGTAATCTCTTAAGAACAACATGTCTGCATCTAAACAAATAGTAGCATCCCATGGTGTAAGTTCGTCCATATAAGATCTGCCGTCCCAGTGTACAGCACCATCCCATTCTATTATTTCATCAAATACCCAAGTTGAAGTATAACTTTCTACTTTTGTTTTATCATTTATAACTAATGCTACTTTATCAAAACCTTCTTTCTGTGTGTTCTTAATACTTAATGCAAGGGTGTATGCTAATTTAGTATAGTTAGATGTATCAGTATCATTAACAATAATTAAATATCCAAACGTCATTGTGCCAACTCCATAAGGTTATCATAGTTTCTCATAATGCTAAACTTATTCATTACATGCACATCTTTATTGCACACACTAGTAGCGACATAATTGTCACTGTTAATTTGTGCAATTAAAAATTTTAATCTTTCGTTGGAAACATCAACTAAAATATCTTTGTCTGCTGTTGAAAAAATATCAGGTAAGTTAGGTTCGTCTATCTTTTGATAGCCATTCATTATGTGTTTTGCAATACTAAATGCAATATCGTTTCTAAAAACAATTGGATTAAATCTATAGATATCGCTGTACATTTTATATTTTTCTTTTACATGTGCAACTAAGTCAAAAAATATTTTAGTAGTTTCATTTTTTGTAAACATTACAGTTGTTGCCCATAACATATCTATACTTGTTTCTGAGATATGTGTATCAAGATATCCTATTCTTTCGACACCTTGTATATCATTATACTTAGGACTTATTAATAAATCTTCGTCTATATCCCAATAGTTAGATAATGTATCTGTCAAAGTAAGGTAGTCACTATCTATCATCAACGTTCTATCGTAAGGTGTAAGATCCCAAACACTACCTCTATTACCGTTATTGAAAGGCGCATGCACTTTATATTTTCCATCATTGTAATTTTTTACATTATTTGTATCGTCTGGTCTTTCTGTTATAATAATATTATCGAATGTTTCAGTTACTGTTTTTTCAATATTAGACTCTTTCATCCAATCAATTGTAGATGGATCAGTAACTAGTGATACAGGAACTTGCAAATTCTTATTTGCTAATTTTGCCGCAAGTATGCTCATGCGGATATAATCAATCTGCCGATTATTGTGAGCAAATATTATTACACCCTTGCTCATTAAACTTCCAATATTGTTTCTACAGATCTTGCCTTTTTAATTTTTTGGTATTCTTCCAAATATGCAAAGGTTGCTGAAAAGTACCTATCAAATATTTCATCTCTAAATTTTGTTAAATCTTCAATTAATATTGGGTTGTCGTTCTTATCAAGTAGAACTACATTTTCTCTTCTAGATTTAAAAATTAACATTTCAACAAAGTTTAATAATGATCTGTCAATTTTAAATATGCCACCATTAACTCCGTAGGTTAACTGTGCATCAATTTTTTCTTTTAGTGTTTTTCTTTGGATAGCAAATGTTTGTCTATAATTAGCAAACTCAAGTGCTTTATCTAAGTGTTCCTGCATAATATCTCCTATTTATTATAGTAGCATATTATTTATCGGTAGTTGTGTTGGGGTGAAAAATTTATTAGTTTACAATTGATCCAATTGTTACAGTAGGTGTTGATACTTCAAAGTTTCCAGAGGCTGCTGGTTCCAAAACGCCTGATGCTTTGACTGTTTGTACAGTTAATGCAATAGTACCATCTACAGTATCCGGTCCTAGTACTCCTGGTTGTACAGGAGTTCCTGAATCTGAGTCTCCTCCAAGTGGAAAGTGATTGTCAAGCCAATATAGGATGAATCTTAATTTTCTTGAAGCACCCGAACTGTTACTAGATACTGTGGGTGAATCATTTGTTTGTACTGTAATTTTAAATTCATTTAATGCGTAAGGACTTGATGCAGTAGAAGTACTCCATGCATCTGCTGTGCTTCTTGCTCTAAACCAATTTTGTCCATTAGATGGTGTTGTTCCTGTTCCAGGAGTATTGCCTCCAAATACTCTTGTACCAGCAGTACTTAATAAAGTTGTCCAACTTGTATTTTGTGCAGATGAACTTCCGCCTGTTCTTGTACTTGTAAATTGTATACTGCCGCCTGCGTTAAAAAAGTGTCTTGCTTGTTCACTAGTAGTCCATTCAACATCAACTTGGCATGATAATTGTGGCGACGGTGAACCTAAAGGTGCTGATGCACCCCAGGCACTACTAAAATTTGTTGTTCCGTGATTTACTGTTACACGTTGTCCACTAACTGCTAATGCTAGTCTGTTTGTACTTATAGAATTTACTACACTTGCCCAATAACCTATAGGTGCAGCATCTGGTGGTGCACTATCAAACCTTACTGTTGCGCCAATTGTTTGTGCATCTACATCAGGTGGTAAACTATTAAATAAATGTTTGTAAGCGTTGATTATATCAAAACGTAGTGCTGCGTATTCGTTTACAGTAACTGAATTAGATTCATCAACTTGGTTGCTTAAAACAGGCTGTCCATATCCAAAATTACTAGTACCTGTACCTAAGATACTATCAATATCACTTTGGACACTGTTATAGTCAACTTTTCTGATTTTTTGGTTTACACCTGCCATTTTTTACCTCACAAGTATTTATAATAGCAGAGTTATGCTACACTAATTGCTGAAACAGTAGTACTGCTTGGACCAGTAACTGCAAAGGTGCCTGATGGTGCTAATGTTCCTGCTGCTTGTATTTTGTTTACATCTATTGTTAATTTACCGTCTACTAAATCACCTGGAGGCGGTGATCCTGGATCTACATATGTATCTGCTAAATTTACTTGTATTACTACCTGCGTGGCTGTTCCTGCACTATTATTTGCAACATTACATTTTGCTTTGAGATTATACGTGTTGCCACTATACGGTGTACTTGCTGCATTTGAAAAATATGTTTGAAATGAATTAGTTAATGTGTAATATCCAGTTGATGCTATTAAATCGCCTGCAAAATCTTGTGGGGCAATTGATGCTAACATAGTTGACCAAGCACCTGCTTGCGCTGAAGTTCCATTAACATGACTTGTTTCTATTCTAATTGCTCCGCCACTATTAAAAAAGTGTCTACCGTCTTCTGCAGATGCAAAATCAATTGTAACAGTACAAGTTGCTGTGCTATTCCAAGTTGCTGTTGTTAGTTTAGTATCAATTGAAGTTTGGGTAAATTGTCCTGTAGAAACATCGAATCTATTGTTTCTTAATACATCAGCAAAATAATCGTAGTTTTGATATGCACCACTTGCATCATCATTTATAGTATCTCCTGTGCTAACAGTAATTGCACTTGGACTATTACCTGTTTGATGAACGTAAGCATTTACAATATCAAATCTTACAGCATCCCATTGAGATTTTTGAATTATTGTTCCTGCTGTAATAGCAGAACTATAAACTGTTTGGCCATAGCCAAAAGTTGTAGCACCTGTACCTAGGACATCAGTAATTTTTTGTCTGATTGTGTTTATGTCACTGGCTTTAATGTTGGCCATTATAAAACTACCGCTTCAACTTTTTTGACGCCTACTTCAGTACTGCTTTCTAATGCTATTCCAAAAACGTCTGCACTACTTGCTGATGATTTAGCACAACCATTATCAGTTGCAACTAATCTGTCGCCTTTGTTTACTGCACCTATAACATTAACTTG